TAAAAATCATCCAAATAATCTGCAAGTTTTCTTAGAGTTTCAGAATTATCTTTGGCATTTCCTAACGCCATATTGCAGTTATTACAAATAAGCCCACGAAAATTATTACTTTTATGGCAATGATCCACTACAAGTCTTGTTGTTCTGCCATCACCAGCCTCTACTTCGCAGACTTTACACTTATTTCCTTGCTCTGCAACCATTAGGTTGTATTCATTTTGCGTTACGCCATAAGTTCTTCTATAGTGAGCATCTCTACCATAAACTTCATAATGACACTTTTTGCAATGTTTATAGTAACCATCTTTATATCTAATGTTTTTCAAAAAATCACTAAATGGTTTCTTTTGGCAACACAATGAACATGTTTTTGTTGTGATTTCAACTTCAGAAAACTCTAGATTAAAAGAATCTTTTTCATAATATTTCTGTAGTTCTTCGTTCATGCGTCTTCAGCACCTTCAAACTCAGGCTTTTGCTTGATGATTTGATACAGGGCTGCTCGGTCAGCACCTGCTACATATTCATCACCAGAAATCTGAACTTTGCCTGCGCTTAGTGGTTGTTTACCAGCATCACGGGCTTCTTTAGAAGCGTATCCATAAAATGTTACTTCTGTTCCACGACCTTTGAAGTCTTCTTGGACTGCTCCCACGTTCCAATAGCAGGCTTGAACGCCAAATTCTGTATCTACGAGTTTAATTAAAGCCATGTTGTTTCCTTATAAATTAAGCGATTACCGCCAGTTTGCGTACTGTACCACCAGAGTCTTTGATTTCAATATAGCCTTGAACTGTCAAAGCCATGTTTGCTGTGTATGTGCCAAAACGCACATTGCCTGTTCCCTTTGGTGTTAGGGTTAGGTCTATGTTTGTGTCTCCACCTTGTGAAAGAAAAGATGGAGAAGCTCCAGTTCCTGCACCAAATGCTGAAATATAGTTTGTCCTGTTTTGTGCAAGACTTACAGCACCAGTCCCTTTAACCTGTAAATTAAGATTTAAATTAGTGTCAGAACCTTGAGCGGAAATTGATGGCGATGAACCAGTAGCCGCCCCTGTAACCTGTACATAGTTAACAGCAGAGGCTGTGTTGGCAATGCGTAGCTGCTCGTTTGCCAATGTTCCTGTATAAAAATTTAGGCCGCCAGTGCCACTGCTAGAAAATTGAAGCGGAATGTTTGTTCCGTTTGGATACATCTGAGTAGAGCTGCCGCCAGACTTTATTACTAAAGGGACAAGCGGGGATGCAGTTCCAGACTCCATCAACTGAAGAATGTTTCCTGCTGGGCCAGCAAATTGAAGCGGGATTTGTGAACCACCACCGTACAAGCCTTTGATAGTAGCCGTAGCACCCACACTCGCATAAGCCGCCGCACCAGAACCACCGCCACCGCTAAAGGTTACTGTTGGTTGTTCAACATAGCCTGAACCTGCGTTGGTGATGGTGTATGAGCCAGTCCCTGTCAATACAGACCATTGAAGATTTAATGTTGCTCCAGAGCCTGTACCACCTGTTACTGAGACAGGGTTTGTAGGCAACGCTGTGTACTGAGCAAAGTTTGCGCTTGCAACTGCTGTGATAACACCACCAGATACAGAAGAAACTGTCAACGTAGCCGCAGAGCCTGCAGGAGTTCCACCAACAACAGTAAGCGTGTTCCCAACCGTATACCCAGTACCTCCACCAGCAACAGTTGCAATGTTTTGGAAAAGACGATTAAGAGTTGCCGTTGCTTGAACACCGCCAGCAGTTGTGGGGGCAGTAATTGCGATAGAAGGGAATGATGTATAGGCGTTACCAGAGGCTGTAAATGTCAACGCAGTAACAGTACCACCATTAGAAATATTAACCCCTGAACTACCTGCGGCTAGGTCTATTGCTCCTGTGCCTTGGGTGAGGATAGTGAATGGTACGTTTGTGTCTGAACCAACAGATTGGATATATGGCGTTTTTGTTGTTGCAGACTGATAAACATCAAAATAGTTAACGGCAGAACTAGCGGGGCGCAAACGAAATACATTGGCTCCACCAGTTTGTAACCGCATAACACCAGTTGATTTAGTATTTACAGTTAAATCAACAGTAGCATCAGAACCCTGCGCTGAAATAGTTGGTTGTCCACCAGTAGCCGCACCAGTTACTTGAACATAGTTTACTGCGGAGGCGGTGTGAGCAATACGGGCTTGAAGAGCACCATCGGTCAATCCATCAGAAGATGAACCTGTATAAAAGTTAGTAAATGTAGGCGCAAGAATACGGAAATCAGCAACAGAAGCACCAGCAGGGCCAAGTCGAACAACAGTTGAACCCGGAACTCCAACCTGCAATCGAAGTCCTGCGGCGGCTATAGGTGTTAAAACTCTTATAGATTCACTACCAGCCACACCGCCTAAAGAAGTTTGTCCAGTAGCAGTAAGCGTAGTAAACACACCTGTAGAGGGTGTTGTTGCTCCTATTGTGGTGTTGTCAATCGTGCCGCCTTCAATATCTACAGAAGTCTTATTCTGTGTAGCCATCGTGCCATAAGTGGCAATCGTAGCTTGAATTGCAGCAATAGCGTCTAAAACAGTCTGTGAGTCACCACCAGCACCAGTCTGGATGTTATGTGTAACCTTCTGAATCTGTTTGGCAACATCAACAGATACAACCTCACCACAGTTGATCTCACGACCATCAGTAAAGCTAATTACCAAAGAGCCATCAAAATCAATCTTTGCGTCTCTTACACCAACTCCATCTACGCCATCTAAACCATCTTGACCATCTTTGCCATCACGCCCATCTCTACCATTAGCACCATCTAAACCTCGGTCACCTTGGTCACCTTTAGGGCCTTGGATACCCTGTTCTCCGTCTTTCAGGTTAGCAACTTTAGCCTGAATATCGTAGTTCAGAGAGTCAAACTTGGCTTCAAAGTCAGACTTGATCTTCTTTAAACCTTGAATGACCATCTCGGCACTCTTGCCGATAGATACTTGCTTTTGCTCTTCTAATTGCTTCATTGCGGCTTTTTGAAGCTCAACAACAGCAGTCATCTGCTCATCAGCAGACATTCCTTCAAGGTTTTTCAGAAGTTCCATTATTTCAATTCCGAAGTGATGCGATCAAGAAACGCTTTCTCCATCTTATCCGACATTTGCATCTCCACAATCTTGGATTTGTTCTTAATGTCAGCCTCTTTGAGCATCAACTCAGCAATCTTTACCCGCTTGTCAAACTCAGCAGGTTCATTACCCGTAGGAAGGTTTTTAGTCGCACTAGAAATTACCTTGGCTTGAATCTCTTGAGGCATTAACTGCGTCTCAGTCATCAATTTAGCCGCTTCAGCACGATTTTGTTCTGCTTGAGTAGTCTGCACAGCAATCTGCGCTTGAGCCGCTTGCATAGCCAATTGAGCCTGTGCTTGTTGCATTGCTTGAGCTTGTGGATCAGGCTTGCTCATCTCATCCAACATCTGAATCAACTCATATCTGTTAGACAATGAAGAATTAGCCATGATTCCTTTAAGAATCACAGGCAAGACAGGAGTATTAGGGCCAAGAGTTTGAAGCAAAGAGATGAATTGTTGTTGTTCATGCTCTCTAGCAATAATACCTAGGGCAGCAGTCGGAATGAACTTCATGTCCACAGTAGGATAACGCTCAGGGTCAAACTGCATATAGCGGAAGGCAGCCTTATTGATGAACGGAATCAAGAAATCCTCTTGGAAGTTCACCAATGTACGCTTGTACTTCTTAATAATCGAAGCCACAGCCATCGAAATACCGCCTTGGTTGGCATCTCGTGACACAGAAGACACCATTCCTTGAGAATCAAGAGTACCAGTAGCTTGAAGTAGCATTCTCTCGAACTCTTTAGCAGTCGTAATGTTGCCAGAATCGGTATTACCGAACTTGAATGGGAACAAAATCTCAGCAGGATTGCCGTTTGTCAGGATTGCTTTGCCTGGTTTAACCTCAAACTTAGCACCTCGTGGCAAACGAGTAGCATCCATCGCAATCATGGGGCTAGTAGTCAACGCCAAAGAGTCCAAATGACTGCGAATCTGTGCGTCAATAGCCTTTTGAGAGTTATAAGCCTTCTCAATCGTACCCCTGCCCAACAGTCGATTAGGAACTGTATCGTCTTGATAAGCCAGAATTGGCCTATCTTTCATCATGTAAGGGTTCTTCTCTGCTTTTAACAGAACACCATCGTTGGCAATGACAACAATAGCCTCTACCAGATCGGAATACTCGTCTTGTACAGAGTCTTCAGGGAACAAGTCAACGAGTTCATTCTCGTTTTCCAGTTGTTCAATGTACTCTCTAGGGACTAAGCCATAGTAAGTTAAGAGCTTAACCTTGTCGTCTTGATACTGGCTAACCTCTTGAGTAGGCTCTAAGTCTGTATCTTCACCATCAGTCGTGATTTCTACCTTGCGATAGATACCTTCTTCCTGACCTTTAACAATCTTGTGGATAGAGACATACTTCTCAATAGCCACACCCATACAGTCTTCAATTGAAGTGCCATTAGGGTCAAACAAGAAGTTCTTAGGATTAACAGGAACAATCTTGACTGCAATGCGGTCTTTCTCAATCACGCCAATAGCGGCTTGACCCACTTGACCAGGGATTGCTTGTGTCGCAGGGACGTAAATCTTCTCTGTTTTGACAATGACTTCACCGATGCCAGTACCATAGATTTCTGCCATCAACTCAATCTGGTCAATGGACTTACGAATCTTGTCAATCTTGAAGTCTTCCATCAGTTGAGCCTTGATAGCGGCTACATCCAATGGATTGTTGTTTACATCACGAATATCGTCTTGAATGTCAAAGAACTCACCTTGACCAAAGATAGCCTCGATGATCTCTGCATGACGGGTTTCTACTGCTTGTTGGGTAGCAGGGGTAACAATACGAGAACGCTCAGAATCACGAGTCTTGTCTTCAGCAGCCCACTCACCAGTAAAGATGCGCTCATATTCGAGCCAATCTTCTAAATAGTTGGTGTTGCGGTAGTCTCGCCAGCGATCACAATGGTTTACAACAAATGCTGTAAGTTCTTTATCTGATTCTGTTGGCTCTTGAAATTCCATGCTCATATCCCCGAAATAATGTCTAGCGGCTGCCAATCATCGGTATCGTCTTCTTCAAAGTATGAAGTAACGGCGAGCTGGTCAATATAGCTAAGAGCGTCTGGCAAGTCGTCATGTACGCCCTGAGCGGGAAACATTAGAAGTTGGTCAACAAACTCATCCCAATTCTCTTCTGAATTGAGCGTGATTCTGCCATGTTCGAACCTTCCTTGCAATGCCCAGATAATTCTATCCGCTTTTTTCCTGTTTCCATGCGTTAAATCAATGATATGAGCATAGATGTTACTCTTTCTCATTAAGTCACTCAAGTAGGGCAAAACAGCGTTTTTAAGCGCACCACGCTCAATCCCAATGTTTAGCGGTCTGTAATCCCTAATCGCCATCAAGATGTTTACAGCAGTCGTTCGAATATCCCATCTCCCGTGGATAATCTTCTCAACAAACCACTTTCCATCCTCTGTAACGTAAACAATACAGATAGCAGACTCATCCAACCGCTTCTTAGCGTTCCCTGCTTGTTTGGCAACCTCCTCAAACCCCGCTAGCTCAACAGAGATGAAGTAAGACCCCTTATTCGGTCTTTCACCATATTTAATCCAATCTTCCTTAAAAACATCTGAACCCGCCTATGGTATTGCCTAAGACTGACCATCAAAGGCTTAAAGAGCTTAAGGAGTTGATGATTAGGTCAGGGGGTAAGGATGTTGCTCAGAAGGTGATAGAGATAGCGTTGAATGATGAGCATCCGCATCAATTGGTGGCTTTGAAGATGTGTTTGGACAGGACATTGCCTGTGAGTATGTTTGAGAAGGATAAGAGTCAGAGGAGTGCTGTGAGCATCACAATTAGTGGTTTAGGCGTAGAACCGACAATAGTGGATACTAACCCTGATGAACCAGAAGATGTAGAGGCTAAATATGGCTGATTTGAACTTTAGTCTTTTACCTTGGCAACAACAGGTCTTTGCTGATAAAACAAGGTTTAAGGTTGTGGCTGCTGGGAGACGGTGTGGGAAGAGTCGTATGGCGGCTGTTACCTTACTGATAGAGGGACTCAAGTGTCCTCAAGGCTCTGCTGTGCTTTATGTGTCTCCTACGATGGGACAGTCTAGGCAGATTATCTGGGACTTACTGTTAGACCTTGGAAGAGAGGTTATCCAGAACAGTCATGTGAATAACTTGGATATTACCCTGATAAACGGGGCTAGGATCTATGTTCGTGGTGCTGATAGACCTGATACCTTACGGGGTGTGTCGTTGACCTATGCTGTACTGGATGAGGTTGCGGATATTAAGCCAGAGGCTTGGGAACAGGTCATCAGGGCTTCTTTGTCCGACAAGAAGGGTAGAGCCTTGTTTATTGGTACTCCGAAGGGGAGGAACTGGTTCTATGACACCTTTAAGTTAGGGGAGAGTGAAGATGACCCTGATTGGAAGAGTTGGCACTTTACGACCCAAGATAACCCTTTGATAGACCCTACAGAGATTGAGAGTGCCAAGAAGACCTTAAGTACCTTTGCTTTTAAACAAGAGTACATGGCATCGTTCTCGAATGCGGGAAGTGATGTGTTTAAAGAGGAATGGATTAAGTATGGGGAAGAGCCTGACAGGGGTTCTTACTACATAGCGATTGACTTGGCGGGGTTTGAGGAAGTAGCGAAGCAAGCGGGTAATGCTAAGAAGCGGTTAGATGAGTCTGCTATCTGCGTGGTGAAGGTTACTGAGGATGGTAAGTGGTTCGTCAAGAAGATTATTCATGGTAGGTGGGATATTAGAACGACTGCTGTGAATATCTTAATGGCGATTAGAGAGTACAGACCTATTTGCGTGGGGATTGAGAGGGGGGCGTTAAAGAACGCTGTTTTGCCCTATTTGAGTGATTTGATGAGGAAAAGTAACATCTATGCTCATATTGAGGATATGACGCATGGGAACAGGAAAAAAGCGGATAGAATCATCTGGGCATTGCAAGGACGCTTTGAACATGGCAGAATCATCTTAAATTCGGAAGAGAATTGGGATGAATTCATTGATCAGCTCTTGCTTTTCCCCGCACAGGGAGTTCACGATGACCTTCCTGATGCGCTTAGTTATATCGACCAGATCGCCGTCACTTCCTATTTTGAAGAGGACGATACCGATGAGTGGCAACCTGTAGACATTATATCGGGAGTATAAAAATGGGTAAACGTATAGATTATGTAACTGAGAAAATGAAAGTTGCAGACACATTAAGTGGTATGTACAGCGGTGGTGGCGCACCTGAAAATATAAAGCAAGGGTATCAAAAAGCATATAAAGAAGCTCTTTCTGCTCAGGCAACTGCTGAAAAAGTAGGATCTGGTCGTGGCATGGTTAACCCACCCTTAGTAAACAGCAGAGAGCAATACGAAAGTGAGCGTGAGGCTGGTGATCCAAATGCGTTAAGACTGTCTTTCTCTGAGTGGAAAAAACTTTAAAGGGTCATCATGGCTGAACCATACGAATTTGACGAACCAACTGATAGCGACAAAGAACTAGTCTCTTTCGTGGTTGACCATTGTGACCGTTGGAGAGACTATCGAGATACCAACTTCTTGCAAGATTGGCTTGAATACGAGCGTATCTTTACTGGTGAGTGGGATGCTCAAGACAAGACCCGTGACTCTGAGAGAAGCCGTATTGTCACTCCCGCTACCCAACAAGCTGTTGAAACTCGTCATGCAGAGATCATTGAGGCTATCTTTGGTCAAGGTGAGTTCTTTGACATTGAAGACGATGTAAGGGATGTCAATGGTTCTCCACTAGATGTAGCCATGATCAAGGCTCAACTGATGGAAGACTTCAAGGTTGATAAGATTCGCAAGTCTATTGACCAAATTGAGTTGATGGCAGAGATTTACGGTACTGGTATTGGCGAGATTGTTGTCAAAACAGAGAAAGTCTATGTTCCTAGTACCCAACCGATACCTGGTCAAATGGGTCAAGCAGCCATCGGAGTGATGGAAAAAGACCGCATTGCAGTCAAGATTGTTCCTGTTAACCCTAAAAACTTCTTGTTTGACCCTAATGGAACATCTATTGATGACTGTATGGGTGTTGCGATTGAGAAGTTTGTCTCCATCCACAAGATTGTCAAAGGTCAAGAAGATGGTATCTACCGAAAAGTAAAGGTTGGTACTGATTCTGAGGACAATGACCTTGAACCTACCCAAGAACTTAGCCAATATCAAGACGACAAAGTGCGTTTATTGACCTACTATGGCCTAGTTCCCCGTGAATACCTTGAACAACTCGAAGACGAGGCAGAAGTAGAGGATTTATTCCCTGAAGACTCTGTTCAAGACGAGTATTCCGATCTGGTTGAGGCAATCATCGTTATTGCTAACGAAGGAGTGCTTCTCAAGGCAGAAAAGAACCCATACATGATGAAAGATAGGCCAATTCTGGCTTATCAGGACGATACAGTCCCTAATCGCCTGTTAGGTCGTGGTACTGTTGAGAAGGCTTACAACTCTCAAAAGGCCATTGATGCCCAGATTCGTTCGCATTTGGACTCATTAGCCCTTACGACTAGCCCAATGATGGCTATGGATGCCACTCGCCTTCCAAGGGGTGCTAAGTTTGAGGTTAAGCCAGGTAAGGCAATCCTGACAAACGGCAATCCTAACGAGATTCTGTTCCCATTCAAGTTTGGTAATACAGATGGTTCTAATCTGTCTACTGCCAAAGAGTTTGAGCGTATGCTTTTGCAAGCTACTGGCACTTTGGACTCTCAAGGAATGGTGTCTTCTGTTGCGAGAGATGCGGGTCAAGGTGGCATCTCAATGGCTGTTGCTTCTATCATCAAGAAGTACAAGAGAACATTGGTCAACTTCCAAGAAGACTTTATGATCCCCTTCATTATGAAGGCGGCATATCGTTATATGCAGTTTGACCCTGAAAGATACCCTACTGTTGACCTGAAGTTCATTCCTACGGCGGCATTGGGTATTATTGCTAGAGAACATGAGCAACAACAGTTCATCTCTTTGCTTCAGACTCTTGGCCCAAATACACCTGTTTTGCCAGTAATTCTCAAGGGAATTATGACCAATTCATCCTTGTCTAACAGACATGAGTTGATTCAGATGTTGGATAGCATGGCTAAACCTGATCCACAAGCACAACAGATGCAACAAGCACAGCAAGAGTTGGCTCTACAGGCGGCACAGGCTCAGATTGCAGTTCAGACTACCCAAGCAGAGCAAAATCGTGCTGAAGCGGCTAAATTGATGACTGAAGCCCAGTTAATGCCTCAAGAAGTCCAAGCTAAGACACTTGCTGCAACAACCAAGAACTTGCCTGACAATGATGCTATGGCTGAAAAAGAGTTCAATAAGCGTGTCAAAATCGCAGAATTGATGCTCAAAGAAAAAGACATTGAGAACAAGTTAAAGGTTGTTGAATTGCAAAACATGGACAAGAACGAGCAAAAAGCAAAAGACAACAACTTTCTCAAGAGTTTCGTTAATCAATGATGGATATTAAGCAGATACTGCTATCAGATGC